ACAAGATGGTCAGGCATTAATGATGCAACCAGTTGGACTGTAGGAACTGATCAAGCTGACTTTCAGGACATTGTAGATGCAGGGGCAATAACTGGTTTAGTTGGCGGAGAATATGCAACTATTCTTTTAGAAAAAGCTATTTGTATTGCTCAATATGTCGGTACTCCATTAATCTATCAGATTGATAAAGTAGAAACGCAGAGAGGTTGTGCTTATTCAGGATCAGTTGGAAACGTAGGTCGGCTTATATTTTATTTGGCGGAAGATGGTTTCTATCAGTTTGATGGGAAAGGTAGCACTCCAATAGGTGCTGAGAAAATAAACAAGTTTTTCTTCAAAGATTTTAATAGTGCTTTTGACTATAAGATGAGTTGTGCAGTAGATCCACAAAACCAAATAGTTGCGTGGTCATATGTGTCTAACTCTAATACTTCAGGAACAACTCCTGATAAATTATTGATGTATAATTATGCTGTTGGTAAATGGTCTATAGCTGAAGTTTCAGCAGACTTAATATCTCCATTTTATACAGCAGGATATACATTAGAGGGATTAGATAATTTAAGTGCGACACTAGAAGGATTGCCTGCACCATTAGATAGTAACTTATATAAAGGCGGTAACTTTCTATTTGGCGGTAGCTTGTTAAATAAAATATATGCTTTTACTGGTCAGCCACTAGATGCCACGATTGAGACCGCAGAGTTTGCAATCAATAAAGGTAAACATTCATTGGTAACAAGGACAGTTCCTTATTTCAGAGATGGGGCAGTTACAATGCAAGTTGGGGCAAGAGATCGTCAAGATGATGATGTCGTGTTTTCAACTGCAAATAGCCTGACAGATGAGGGTTTTGTTCAGCATAGATCTCAGGGTCGATTTCATAGAATTAGAATGAATATTTCAGGATTTTGGGATTTTGCTCAGGGAGTTGATATTGAAGGTCAACCATTAGGTAAAAGATGACAAGAGTTAATAACTACAGAAGATTATCTCCAATCGGAGATGAGCCACGAACAATATCGACAGTTGTAAATAATATTTTAGATGGAAAAGTCAATTCTACTGGAGCAATTACATTAACGAGTAGTTCGGCAACAACAACATTATCTGATGATCGTATTGGAGAAGATAGTGTGATTTTATTTATGCCGACAACTAGCAATGCTTCGACAACGACTATTTATGTAACTGGCAGACAAAAAGGGCAGGCAACATTAAATCATGCAAATGCTACAACCACTAGATCCTTTGAGTACGTCATTTTCGGATGATGCTGATAGGTGTAGAGACTGGATTGTTGATGCTCTTCGGTATGCTCACAATAGTCATACTTATGAGGAAGTAATAGACATTGTCAAAAGAGGAGATGCTCAGTTATGGGCATTGCCTGACAGTGCGATTGTAACTGAAATTATTGATTATCCGCAACGTAGAACTCTACGATTTTGGCTTGCAGGCGGTAACTTAAAAACACTTTTAGACGTAGAGCCAAAAATAAGAAAATGGTCTATATTATACCAATGTGAAGCGGTTGAAATTATAGGCAGAAAAGGTTGGGAAAAAGTTTTGAAAAATTACAAACCAACTGCAATCGTTTTAGTAAAGGAATATTAATATGTCAAAAGGTGGTGGTGGCGGAAGTTCAGGTACAGTAAATACTCAGGTTGAACCGCCTTCATATGCAAAGCCATTTTTAGAATATGGTTTAGCACAAGCAAAAGACAGATATACGTCTGAGATGCCTTCTTATTATCCGAACTCAACTACGATCGGATTTGCTCCTGAAAGTGAAATGGCTCTCAATATGCAGAGGGATAGAGCCTTAGACCCTAACAGCATGACAGCTATGAGCCAAAATGTAATTAATCAAAATTTAATGGGAACTAATCCATTAATGAGTATGGCATTTAAGCCTGCTATTGATGCAGTAACATCTCAGTTTGCAAAGTCAGGCAGATATGGATCAGGTGCTAATCAGCAGGCAATGACTTCTGCTCTTGCTCCTTATGCTTATCAGGCTCAACAAGATGCTCTTAAACTTGCTCCATCATATCAGAATTTAGATGCACAGCAATTAGCACAAGTTGGATCAGCTAGAGAAAGTGATGCGATGGCTCAATTACAATCGAATATTGATAGATTTAATTATGAGCAAAATATAGACGATCAGAAGCTACAAAACTATATGGGATTAGTTGGCGGTGGAACTGTCGGATCAAACACAATACAGCCAGTATTTAGAAATCAGGGTGCTAGTGCTTTAGGCGGTGCTTTAGGTGGATCTCAATTAGCACAACTTGCAGGATTTAATCCGATGTATGGGGCAATCGGTGGCGGATTGTTAGGGTTAGCATAATGAGTAGACCAATAGATGCATTATTAGGAAATATTGATCCCTTAACTGGATTAAGAAGAGGTATGGTTGGCGGAAACGCATCATATATGCAAAGTCCAGTAAAAATGTCGGCATTGCCTCAAGTTGGTAATAATGCAGGATATAATCAAGATATTGCAATGAGGTCAGGCAATAATATTCCAGTTCGACCTATGACAAATGCAGGAGTTATATCAAATACTCCATTTAAAAATAATACCCCTACTTTGTTAACTGGCACAACTACTGGTCAAACAAATACTGGTTTATTAGGCAGTTCTTTTAATGATCCAAGAGCAGTTGGTAACTTTGCTCTAGCTTCTAATTTATTGCAAAACAGTGGCTACTCCACAACCCCTAAATCTACTGGTGAAATTATTGGTGCAGGCATGGGTGCTTATATGAAGGGCAGGATGGCTCAAGAAGATAGGCTAAGTGCTAAAAGTCAGAACTCTTTAAAGAACCAATTAGAGATGGCTAAGTATATGAATGACTTGCAGAAGATGAAGTTAGATCTGCAAAAAAGTGGAAAAGAAGATGCTAAAACAATTTTTACTCAAGAAAAAGATTTGAGAAAAGAATTTACTGGTTTAGCAAAGCCATTTAGAGAAACTATAACTAATTTTAATAAAGCATATGCTTTCGCAATGAAGAAAAATCCAACTGGTGCTTCAGATATTGCTTTAGTTTTTTCTTTTATGAAAGCATTAGATCCAAGATCAGTTGTTAGAGAAAATGAGCAAGCAACAACTGAAAATGCAGGAGGTGTTCCTGCTTACATTAGAAACTTCTATAACAAACTAAAAACTGGACAAAAATTTGATCCAGTAGTTAGGGAAGAGATAATAGATGCCTCTAGATCTCTTGTTGTAGGTCAACTGCAATCTCAAAGAGATTTGGAGAATGAATATAGAGGTTATGCAGAAAGAAATAAATTAGATGTTGACAATGTTTACACTTCTTTACTTCCAAAATCAGGTACTTTTTTAAATCCAATTAAAGTTAGTTCTACAACTGAAGCAGAAGAAAAGTTAAAAGATGGGCAGTTTTTTGTTCTTCCTGATGGCAGTATAGGAGATATACAATAATGGGGAAAGCTAGAATACTTAATCAGGGCAGTTCAAATAACCCAAAATTAGAAAACAAAATTGGCAAATTAACTGGTATAACTCAGTCTGCATTGCAGGGTCTATCATTTGGATCTTCTGACGAGTTGCAAGGTTTAGCTAGTGGTTTATATGCTAAGTTTGCTGAAGGCAAAGATTTCAACACAGCTTATAATGAAACAGTAAATGCTATAAGAAGTGATCTTAAATCATTCAGAGAGCAAGAGCCATTATATGCTTATGGATCTGAGATAGCAGGCAGTATTCCAACAGCAGTATTTGGCGGTGCAAGATTAGCTAAAGCAGGATTAGATGCTATTAAGAGTGCAGGAGTTATGGGCGGTGCTTATGGTGGTCTAGCGACTGATAGTTCAGATCCAGTAGACAAAGCTATTGGTACGACTATTGGCGTATTAACTGGTGGCACATTACAAAAGGTTGCTCCATATGCCACAGAAAGTGCAAAGAATTTAATTAAAAGAGGTGTTCCAGTTACAGTTGGCGATGCTGTGGGTGGCGGACTAAAGAAGGTTGAAGAAGCATTGACTTCAGTGCCTTTTGTTGGATCAGCTATTTCAGGTGCAAAAGAAAAAGCCAAAAAGGGTTTTGATAAGGCTGTTTTTGAAGAAGTTCTAGAGCCTTTAAATCCGCTTTTAGTAAATACTAAACAATCTTTAAAAGGATTAGAAGGCAGAGATTTATATGCAAAAACAGCTAAAGTTATATCTGCTCAATATGACAAAATACTTCCGAAACTTAATATGCCAAATAGAACTATATTGCAGGACAAGTTTGATGATGTAATTCTTAATGAAGCCGAAGTATTAACTGGCAATGCACAAAAAGTTTTTTTAGAAAAAATCGATAAAATTATTTATTCTAAGTTTGACGATGCAGGCAATATATCAGGACAAAACTATAAAAAAGCTATTTCAGAAGTAAGAGCAGAAGTAAGAAAATATAGAAAAAGCACTGAGCCAGTAAATACAGATATAGCATCAAGTTTTGGTACTATTGAAAAGGCAATGGCAGATGCTTTGAAAGAGACTAATCCTGCACAAAAGATGGCACTGGATGCTATTGATAAAAGTTTTAGACGTTTACTACCAGTAGAAAGAGCAGTGATTGCTTCTGAAGGCGGAGAGTTTACCGCTGATCAGATATTAAGACAAATCAGATCTCAGGATGGAACTTTAAGGAAAAAGTCTTTTGCTAAAGGAGAGGCTGAAATGCAACCCTTAGTTGAGGCAGGGCAGAACACAATTAAACAAAGATTAAACAACTCAGGCACAGCCGATAGGTCAATGATTGGTACTTTGGCATTAGGTGGCGGTCTAGCTATAGATCCATTAACAGTAGGTATTGGGGCAGGCTTAACTGTTCCTGCATATAGCCGTTTAGGTGTTCCTGCTGTTAGAGATTTTACAACTAAATTACTTGCTCCTGCTATTGGAAGAGGCTCTCCTGCTTATGGTGGGTTGTTAGGCTCAAACGCAGAGGATGCAAACTTTTTCGGAATGAATAGGAGATAGTATGACAAAGGCAAACATCACACAGTACAGTTCTACTCCTTCGAGTAATGCCGATATAAACGACATTAACATAGCTGAGAATTGTCCTGCTAGTGGATTGAATAATGCCATTAGAGAATTGATGGCACATTTGAAGAACGTAGACACTGGCTCTCAGGCATTAACTGCATTATCGGTTGCAGGAAGTGTGACCGCAACAACGTCTCTTAAAACACCATTAATAGAATTTACTGATGGCGATAATGCTTTGACTATTGCTGATGGTGGCAATGTTACAGCAAATGCAGACTTTACTGTTAGTGGTGATCTTATAGCATCAAGTCTAAATGGTGGTCAGTTTGGTGGGCGAAGGAATATTGTTATCAATGGTGCGATGCAGGTATTTCAAAGAGGTACAAGTCATACTAGCATAACTACGTCTGGCTATCGTGCAGATAGATTTAGGTCTGCAATCAGTAATTTGGGTACATGGACAATTACACAAGATTCAGATGCTCCATCAGGCTTTAGTAATAGTTTAAAATATGATTGTACAACTGCTGATGCATCACCCTCTGCTTCCAATAATATTTTTATTCAACACAAAATTGAAGGACAGAATGTACAGCATTTAAAAAAAGGTACTTCTGATGCTGAAAAGGTTACAGTTCAATTTTACGTTAAGTGTAATAAAACTGGAAATGTACAATGTAATATACGAGACAGAGATAACACACGACAAATAAGCAGTATCATAACAATTAATAGTGCAAATACATGGGAAAAGAAAGTATTTACCATTGTGGGAGATACTACTGGTACATTAGATAATGATAATGAATCAAGTTTTGAAATTGAGTGGTGGCTTGATGCAGGTTCAAACTATACTACTGGCACAACACCTACAGCATGGGAAGCCGTTTCTGAAACTGATAGAGCAGTAGGAACAACTATTGCTCTTGGTGATAGCACTGATAATTACTTTCAACTTACTGGAGTACAAATGGAAGTAGGCGAACAAGCCACATCATTTGAGCATAGGTCATTTGGGGAAGAACTAGCTTTGTGTCAGAGGTATTTTGAAACAGGAAATATAAACTCTGTTAGTTCATTCATTACTACTAATGTTGTTATAGGAACATTATATTTTGCAACTACTAAAAGAGCAAATCCTGCCGTATCATACCCTACTCTTTTTACTGTATATGTGTCTTCTTCAACGCCAAGTCTTTCAGGGCATACTACAAGTGGCACACCATCAATATATGGATTTTTTATAAGAGCTACTTGTTCTTCTACTGCTCATCTAGCAAAAGCTTCCATATTACAAAATGGCACTTACATAGCAGATTCGGAGTTATAAAAATGAATATTACATCAGCACAATACACAAGAGATATTGAAAATACAAAAAATGAAAACGTAATAGCTACAATAGACAACATAAAGTGGACTGTACCACTAGACCCTGCAAACACACACTACCAAGCAATCCAAGAATGGGTAGCTGAAGGCAACACAATAGAGGAGGCTGAATAATGGCAAAAGATAAAATCACCGAATATGATTCTGTAGCAAATAACAACACAGTAGTTGGAGATGTAAATCTAGCTGAAAATTCAGCACTGCCTTCAGACATGAATAATGCAGTCAGGGAAGTTATGTCGCATCTAAAAGAGTTCTCAGCAGGAACGTCAGGTGTTGATGTTTTATCTTTTCAGGATGATGACAACTCGCATCAATTAAAGTTTCAAGCACCATCGACAGTATCGACAACAACCACATTCACTCTTCCAAATGGAGATGGATCTAGTGGTCAGGCGATTGTAACAAATGGCTCAGGCACATTAAGTTTCAGCAATGCAGGCGGTGGCTCTTTTGTAGGCGAAACTGGTGGCGGACTTGGAGACATTATCAGGGTGCATGAGAATGAATTAAATACCTCAGCAACAGTGGCAACAAATACAAATGGATTATGTGCAGGGGCTTTGACAGTGGCTTCAGGAGTTACCTTAACTGTTAATGGCACACTAGTTATTGTTTAGGAGATAGAATGACAGATACACCTGAATTTCAAGGAACACATTTATGGGATCGATTATGTTGGGCGAAAGAAAATCTAGAGCCTTATAGATCAGAATATTGTGTCGTATGGGAAGATCAAGAAGATCCTGATAATCCTGCAAAGGTAACTCATCCTGATCCTAATTGGATGGCTTGTGCTTTGAAAGGCGGAATATTACCGCCAGTAGAGGCTTATTGGGAATTGAAAAAAGATGAAGAAAAGCCTGACTTCACAAAGCACACTAGAGGTTATTTATTGCACAACACGAAGCCTTTAGATGCGATGACTGAGGAAGAAAGTATTGAATATTTAATTATGAAAGATTTACCTCGTCATGTTTGGATGAATTGGGATAAGGCAAATAAACCACGATTAGTTATCTGCAAAAAATCACAATTACCAAAAACAAGAACATGGAGAAATTCATGGAAAATATCAGAAGAATTAACAATCAACCAACAAGAGGTGGCTTAAATGACTACAAATATAATTGATAAGGATGGGAAATCTATCGATGCCTCAACCGCAACTGTACCTTCAGATCGACATTTTAGAAATGCATGGACATTAAATGGTTCTGTAATTACTGAAGATCTAACTGAAGCTAAAGTTATTTTCAAAGATAAAATTAGAGAAGTTAGAAAAGAATTATTAGAAGCTGAAGATGTTGTCTATATGAAGGCATTAGAGGCAGACGATGCAAGTGCAAAAAGTGCTTCTGTTACTAGAAAAACATCATTAAGAGATGCCCCTTCAGCAAGTGCAATAACAAGTGCCTCAACTATAGCTGAATTAAAGTCAGCATGGGATGCGGATTTATTAGGTGCAAATCCTTATTCATAGGAGATTAAATTGAGTTCACAATTAAATGTAGACATCATTGTAGATAAAGCAGGGTCAGGTGGCACGAATGTTAAGATAGGTAATACGTCTACTTATGTATCTGATGGTGGTGCAGTTACACAGAATACTGTGCAAGGAATAGCAAAGGCTTGGGTTAGTTTTGATGGAGATAATTTTGGAATCAATGATTCATTTAATGTATCATCAATGACAGATAATGACACAGGTGATTATACTGTAACTATAGCTAATGATTTTGCAAATATTAATTATTCTTCTAGTGTAAATTGTGCAGACAGAGGTGCTGTAATGACTCATTTCTGGCAAAGTGGGGATAATGCAACAAGTAGTCATACCTTTAAAACTTTAATTGTTTCTAACACTAGTGGTGGAGGTGCTGACACGGACTCTAACCACTGTGACGCACAATATTTTGGAGACCTCGCATAATGGCATCACAATTAAAAGTAAATACACTTACAGGTGTAACCACAGCAGGATCTATACTTGTTACATCAGGTAGTACAACAACTAATCTGCAACAAGGGTTGTGTAAGTCTTGGGGTTGTAATGAGCAAATTGGCACTATTAGTGTACTAGATAGTTTCAATCAAGCTAGTATTACAGACATAACAACTGGTCAGCATAGCACAACGAGAACTAATAATATGTCTAGTGTAAATTGGACTGTTAGCTTTTTAAACACTGCTGATAATTTGAGTAATGATTACTCTATGGTGCATATGGGTATGAGAACTGGCAATGGTACTTTGCTTGATAAATCTACTAGTGTAGTTAGTGGTTATGCTAAAAATTCAAGTCATAGTGGAATTGATTTATCAAACTTAGGTTATCAAATATTTGGAGACCTCGCATAATGGCTAGTATAGGAGAAAACAAATGAGTACATTAAACGTAGATGCACTAGTTGGAAACACCTCTGCTAATGCTATTACAGTTAGAGGTGAGGGTACTGCTACTACTAGTTTACAGCAAGGGTTGGCTAAGGCTTGGACATTTACTACTGATAATGCTGTAAATAATAGTTTTAACACAAGTGCTTTAACAGATAATGGAACTGGCGATTATAGTTTTACAATTACTTCTGCTATGTCAAATGATGACTTTTCTGTAACTTCTAATGTTGCAGAAAACATAGTTTTAATTTTGTTTAACATTGCTAGAACAACAAGTGCTTATAGAATTGCATTAGCATACATAGATGGCAATAAATATGATAAAAATTCAAGCACTGTTATACACGGAGACCTCGCATAATGGAGATAGAGGCAACATTGCTATGGAACTTAGTTCTGACTTTAGTGATATTGCCTTTTGGGTGGGCATTTTCCAAAATGTTCTCAGAAGTTAAAAGACTGCAAATCCTGCTAAATAAAACTCGTGAAGAATATTCCACAAAAGAAGATCTCAGAGATACGTCAGGTCGTGTAATGGAGGCACTACATAGACTTGAAGATAAATTAGACAAAGTTCTTTCCAAA